AACAATATTATAATTGGGATTGTCCACAATTTTCCTTAATTCGACAAAGAGAAAAGCCCAAGGGTGTAAGGATTATCTACATCCTTGGGCATTATTCATTAAGTCCAACCTTGAAAAAGTTCTAGGACAATTTCCTGATGGTTGCTATAAATAGCTGGTTCGCCACTTCTTTCATAATCTGTTGTTTTGCCATTTTGAGTAACAGTTATCTTTGAACCAGGGGGAATGTCATATTCATTTCCAATAAACAATTTAACCACTTGACCTACCGCAGCAGCATAATCTTTTTCTTTAGCAACAGTTACCGTTTCAAAGGATAGCTTGCAAGGAACATTTTCAAATCTAACCACTTCAGTAAATTCTGTTCTTTTGGTCACTTCATTGAAAACTTCTTCCATTGTTTTTACTGTGCAACGACCTTTCCATAAAAATTCAAGTGCTTTTCTATGATTCGTCATCATTACTCATACACCCCTTCCGCTGCAACTTCCATTGTTTCATATACCTTTTCTTCAAGGTAAGAAACAACACCATCAAGGTCTGCTGTTTCACGAACATCACCGAAATTATTGGTTTGTTCAATAGTAATTTCAGCAGTGGTATAACGGTTAATAACTTCCTGTTCGGCAAGGTCACGAAGGTATTCAAGGCTTTCTTCAGTTGCATCCATAGAATCAGCCATTTTTGCTGTATTGACTGCTGTGTCTGCCAAATGCCCAAGTGCATAGTCATTGACAAAGAGTGAAGAATAATCTGTTTCCTGTGCTGCCTTGGCTGCCTGTGCAGCTTGCATTGCACTTATTTCCGTTTGCCTTTTAGCTGTTGCACTTCTTGCATCTGCTTTCATCTGTGCCAGTGAAGCATCCCTTCCAGCAATAGCAGATTCAATTTCATTCCTGTAAGCCTTCAAATCAGCTTCCCTTGCTCTTTTAGCTGCATCATTTTCCATCTGTGCAGTAGTTCCAAAGGTTACTTCCTGGATGGCATCAATTGAAACCCCTGGAATCTTATTCAGGATATTTATAAAGTCATTGATAATTCCAATAGCACCATTAACCATGTTCTGAAGGATGGAAAGAACCCCAGCTTTCATGTCACCCATGAAGTTCTGAATTCCAACACTTGCAGACATGATTCCAAGTCTTAACTTATCCCACAAATCAAGAACCCAATAAATACCTGTAAAAAATCCTATCTGTACCCAATCCCAGGCTGTTAGAATTCCATTCATTGCAATCTTCCAGGCTATTTCAAGCCCACCAACTGATTGAACCCATTTGTAAATAAATCCGATTAAAACCCCAATAGCAAGGGCAATCCACATAATAGGATTGGTAAGCATAGTTGTTATTAAAGCCCTATTTGCATCAACTGCAAGCCAGGTAATAGCAGTTTTTATTCCCATCATTGCAGCATAAGCACCAACCCCAGCAGTAAGCCCCCAAAATACAGGTTCAATGGTTGACCAGTTATCATATATCAACTGTGCCCCTTTACCAATCCCCTGAATAACTGGTTCAAAGGTCTGAAGTAAGGTATTTCCAACAATTGTTGCAACTTGTCCAAATGTCATTGGCATCTGCTCAAACCTTGCATTTGTTTCTTCAGCAGTGGCAAACATAGCATTTTTAACAATTTCAGAAGTAATTAAGCCTTCCTGTGCTAAGTTCCTTATCTGCCCAATTGGAACATCCAGGTAATCGGCAATTGATTGAATTATAGTTGGTGCTTGCTCAAATACACTGTTTAATTCTTCCCCTCTTAATACACCTTGCCCCATTGCCTGTGTCAATTGAAGCATTGCAGCACCAATTCCTTGGGTACTTGTTCCTGAAATAGTGAACTGTTTGTTCAATTGTTCAACAAATGCAATAACTTCAGTATTGGAACTAAAAGCATCCTTTGCCAAGATACCCATTTTAGCAACTGCATCTGCTGTTGTTTGATATGCACCCCTGGAAGCATTTGCTGAATGAAGTATCATTTCTTGAAGTTCTTTAGTGGTCTGAAGCCCATCATTCATAAGGTCAAGCCTTGCTGTTGTGGAAGTCATTGAATCAGCTAATTCTATAACTTTCTTTGCACTAAAAACTGCCCCAACTGCTGCCCCTATGCTTTTAATTTTACTTAATAACCCATCAGCAGCCCCTTGACCATTCCTAACATCTTCATTAAACCGCTGTTGTGCTTCATTGGCTTCCCTGATTTCCTGTTCAATTTCTTCAAAAGCCATTTCAGCCCTGTTTAATTCTGCCCTAGCTGCTTGAATACTACTTGTATCAATTGCATTGCTTGAAGCATTTTGAAGTGCTTCAAAGCTTGATATGGTGATGTTCAAGGCATTGCTTATACTTCTTAATGCTGGTGTTGTTCCATCAAACATTTGAATTGTTGACCTTATTGTAGCCATTTGCAATTCACCCCTTCCATTTTTTACCTAATCATTCAAGGTAATTTTTAAGATATTTCATTAGTTTCTTCTCCAAAATCTTGGGTGCTTGTGCATCAATTTCATTTTCAGATATGGTCAGCATAAATCTTCCCTTAACCCAGCCCTTGTGGTTTCTTGTCCTATGACCATATTCGACATAGGAAGCATAATGAACAGGGTTGATGATTTCAATTTGATACACATTCCCTGACTTGGTAACTTGTAATGAATCAACAAAAGCCTTGGCATCGGGTGTTCTACCAGCAATTGCTTCAGCTTCAGTTTTGGCAGTCCATCCACGTCTTAAAGTACCGCCAACTTTACCTGTTTCAGCAGGATATTGACCTGGTAAGGTTCTATGAATAACTTTTGCCAATAACCTTGCTGCAAGTTCCTTAGCTGCTTCTTGGCAAAAGGCTTCAAAGTCTACTTTCTGCAATCTATCTATTTTCTTTTGGAAGTCCTTTAATTGCTTATAATCGACCTTCCCCCATTTTGCCATTTAGGTTTCACCCCTTTCTTGGAGATTGAAACCAATGAAATTCAATATCCGCTTTATTACTGGTTCACCCTTTGCCTGTTCCTTGTATTGCCTTTCAACCATTCTTCTTTTGGCTTCAGCATCCAAGATAAACTTATAAACCCTGTCATATCCATCCCTGTTTTTATCCTTCATGTACTCAATTTGACCAAGCAATTGTTCATCTGTTCTTTCCATAACCCTTGGAAATAACTTCTTGAAAGTGTCATAAAGTTCATGGCTTTTATTCAGGACAATAACCCCATCAGTGGTAAGGGAAGCAGCCTTTTCCATGGCATCAGGGGAAGTGTCATGATAAGTAAGTTCCTTGATGTACTGTAAATGGTAGTAATTTACACCCCAAAGGTTCTTGTTGATTACTTCAATGTTTGGATTCAATTTGTTCACCCCTTTCTGTTTGAATCAATGGTTCAAATGCCTTCAATGCTCTTTTATGTATTACATGAACCCATTGAAAGGTAAAACCCATTTCTTCAGCTACTTCTTCCCATGTGTTAAAGTTCATATAACGCAATGTAAGAAGAAGGCTATAATCTCCATTTTCAAGGCTTTCAATCTTACTGGATATGTTTCTTTGTAAATGAACCAATTCTTCAATTTCTTCTGCCAAAGTGTTTTCCAAGTCAATAACCTTTGCAATGGCTTTTCCAATCCTGTCTGTGGTTCTGCTTGTTTGAACCTTTTCTGAATAATTGTAAGTTGTATTGGTTGCAATGGAACGAATATGCTCAATCTGTTGCAGCTTGGCTTTAATTCTGTCGTTTATTCTTTTGTACTGTTGAAGGTATTCCTTTGCATCAATAAGACATCACCCCCTGGAAAAAAGACTGCTGCCCTGACAATGGATGGTAATACATCATCAGGGCAATTTATATTAAGTAGGGCATTATCAATCAACTTTTCTTTGAATAAGGCTTTCAACACTACATGCTCTAACAGTAGTTACTACTGCTGGTGTCCCCGCACCAACATCTTGTTCAATCACATATTTATCCGCTCGATTCTCAAGTGATGGTTTTGCATTATAAGCAAATACATTGAGGGTTCTAGTTCCATTTGAAACATCTTCAATTTCTAATTTTTTTACAAAACCTTGTCTTACATCATTAGCTGATTTCAACCTTTTGAGATAAGCAACAAGGGAATCAATATACTTGTTATAATCCGCTTTTAAGGTTGCTTCCAATGCAGCTAATTCACTTGTAGCTTCCAAATATTCTTTATTCCAAACTGAAACAGCATGATTAACATTTGTACTCATGATAAACCTCCTTTTTATTCTTTAGGGATAGGGTTTACTGCATTATCAGCCCCATCCTGAAGAACTGTTCCAATGTGTTCTGTTGCTCTTAAATGGTCATAACCATCATCCGTTGGATTAAGTGCATCTTTCAATGATGAACCAATCCTTACCCCAACATGGAAGCCATTGACTGTTTTATTTAATGTATCATCTTGATATTTCATCGGTTGCACCCCTTCCTTTAAGCCACATAAAGCTTATTGACCAGGTTTTCAATGTTATCAATTGCATCCATGAACATATTGTTCTTAACCACATCACCCAAACCAGTATTTTTAAAGTCAAATAGGTTTGCTGCTGCTTTTTCAGCAATTTCAAAGCTGTTTAACAATGCCATGAATTGATTGGTCTTTTCAAAGGTCTTGGTGAATGGGTTCAAAATCCCTCTGTTTTCACTTAAACCACTAACAACTGACTGGAATAACATCATGGTTTCATAGTCAGCCTGGAATGGCTTCAGGATGTTATAAGCCTGGTCATCAGTTAGGTTTTTCCCAGCCAATTCAAGGAACTTTAAGGCATTGGATATTTGAACTTGATAATCAGCGGGTTTTTCACCAGGTTCACCAATGATGACTTGCTTTTCTTCCTGGATGGCTTCTTTCATCAGCTTGTTAAATAAAGCATCATATTTTAAAACATCACTTTCAAGTTCCTTGATTTTCTCATTCCTGTACTCCAGGGAATAGATGGTGTCATTTTGCAATTCCTTAATTTGGGCTACAATATCCCTTTTGGATTCATTGTAGTTTTTAATAAGTTTCTGAACCTTGCTTTTAATCTCTGTTTTCATTGTTTTCATCCTTTCTTATTGTTCAATATGTTTTTTATGGCTATTTCTCAATGTTTCCAATTGATTTTGTTACTAATGTGTTACTAAAACCATTTATTAAGGTTTTTAATTCTTCAGTGGTAAGCCCTTCAAATGGGTTATTAACATTAGCAGTAACTTCAACTCTATCTTTGAACATTCCAAGATGTCTGCCCAGCAGTTCCAGTGCTCTAATTTTGTCATAAAGCCTGATTGATAACCCATAATTGCTTTCTTTGATTTCAGCAATAGCTGCAAGCTTTTCCCTTGGGATGTTATCAGTATCAAATATTTCAACATGGTTGTTTTTAACCTTTAAATAATCCGTTATATCTGAAAAGCCAATCTTTGCAAGTTCTTGAACCACCATATCCTGTGTAACATTAGTTCGCTTTGACCTTTCTTCCATCTGCTTCTGTATTCTTTTCTGTATGTAAGGTTTTGTTAGGTTTTCATTAGCAATAAACCTTGCTGTTTTAGGGGAATACCCAGCCCTAATTGCAGCCTGTGTTGCGTTCAAATCAATCAGATATTCTTCACAAAACCTTCTTTGTTTAGCTGTCAGCCTTGCCATTTTTATCACCTGCCTTTATTTTTTCATGCCAACATTTGTCAACATTTCTTTATGGTGTCCGATTGTTTAATCAAATGAAAACCTTAAACCGCTTTTATCTATTAGGCAATTCTCCCAGCAAAATTGGGGATGTCCTGCCAATCTAAAAGCATGGTTGATTTTATCCAAGATATTAGTTGGTATTTCAAATTCAAATAACAGATAATCTTCAATGAATCCAACATCATCTTCAGATAAGTATTCAAGCATTTTGCTAATTGCTATTTGATTATCTTCAGGAAGCTTGTCCAAGAATTCAGCAATAATTGACATACTCACACCCCCGCATAATTAAGCTGTGCTTTCCGTTCCCAATACCGCTGATTATATTCCCTAACTTTATCAGGGTTTTTTGCCCGCCATTCCCGCTGGTACTCGTTCAATCTTTCCCTGTTTTCTTCCTGGTATTTTTGGTAGTATTCTCTTTTAAGTCTTGCAGCTTCATCCTTCATAAAATTACCCCCTAAAAACCAAAGAATCTGCTAATATAATTATACTCTTTATATTCTTTACTTTCTTCCTAAAGCACTACATTTAGTGGTATTGTACAAAATAGGACACTATATGTAGTGTCCTATCTTCTTTCAATAATCTTATAAATTCTTGACCTACTCAATCCATATTTTGCTGCTAATTCATCAATTTCAGTTCCAGCATAATATTCCTGGACAATCTGCTTGTTACGTTTCTTTATATCATAATGTTCAGCCTTGCTTGGTAATCTGAAGCTTACCCCAGGCATTTCAGCAATGATTTCCTTGAATAAGCTTTTACCAACAATATTTTCTAATCTTTCAAGGTTCTTAACATTCATATTAGACATACCGCACCAACCCTTTAACATTCAAAAGACTGCATAAACTTGTATTCACTTTCAAGGGCAGTATCTTCTACTTCCTGATGGGCAATTGGGTCAAGTTCACAATCAGCAACTATATACTGAACCATCCTTCTTCTATATTTACAATTTGCCCATAGAACTTTATTGGTTACATTCAAGCACCGCTTGCTTTCAATGTGAATCTGCTGACAAAAGGGGCATACATACCACATGAATAAATTGTTTTCTGCAATTGGCTTGACCTTGTACAATCCTTGTTCATTGCGGGTTGTCCTTGAATCAATATAGAATTCATCTTCTTCACCTTTGTTACAAACCAAGATATATTCGGTTACTTTCCTTAAATCCATCATCATTTTTAGCTTTTCAAGCTTTGCCATTCTTTTCACCCTTTCTTTTTCTATTGGACATGCTTTTTTATTGATTTCTGACTTTTTTACTTCAGCCTGTC